TGAAACGACATTCGATCGAGATCGCCGCGCTTCATCTTTCCAGTGATCGCGCGCACGTCAGGATCATCGGCGTCGAGATCGGCTTCCATCAACAGACCTTTGTCGTCTTCTGTCAATTTGAGCGTACCCGAGCGCGTGCGCGCAAGCGGTAAGCCGGTGTGATTAACCAGAAACACCACGTCGTCGCCGCGCTTTAACGCTTCAGTAAATGCGCCTTTGCGAATGACTTCGCGGAACATGCCGCCGATGTCGGCCTCTTCACCGAATACCGCTGCATATCCTGCAACTGAAACCGCGTCGCCTTCGGCACTCGCACGCACTTGACCTTGCGCAGTGTGCCGCCGTTCATTTTCCGCCATTGCCCGACCCTTCCGTTTTTGGTTGCGTGCCGACTGGCACCGTTGCGCCCTGAATAAGAAGGCGATCCCCCTCGGGATCATCGGGCAAGTTTTCACGGCGACGCGCTTCGTTCGGTTTGATCACGGCGTTTTGTATGCCGTGCGCGTAGCCTTCCATTCTTGTTTTGAAGTCACCGCGCAAAAGACCGTCGATGTTCATTTCAACAAACCGATCGGCACGCCCGCGCCCGAATAGTTTCAAGTTCAACTCTTGCTCGAATTGCTCGACCCATCGGCGCAAACAATGTTTCACAAAATGCAAATCTTGCTGTTCGGTGTTGCTGAACGTGCCGTGCGTTAAGTCCTGCAAAAACGTCGGCGGGATCGAGTAGATGCGCGCGATCTGCTCGATCTGAAACCGCTGCATTTCGATCGATTGCGCTTTCTCAGGATCAACGCCGATCGACTTGACATCTAAACCGGTCGGCAACGTGAGCGCCTGTCGCTGCTCTTTCGCTGCCTTCTTTACCGCGTCGTGCATATCATCACCGGCGGCATTGAGCGCCGCCGCCGATTGAAAATTTCCCGTGATCGCGAACGGCGGCACGCCGCCATTTTGGAAGAACCGCGCGCCGTACTCTGTCGCGGCGATCGCAAGACCGATCGTTTCCTTGTTTGTCATAATCGGCCCGCGATGCCGAAGCCCGTCACTGTGAAGCATGAACGGTATGTCGATCACTTCGTCGGCCATGTATTCGACCGATCGACGGCCCGTTCTATAGCGGTAAACCTTGCGCCCGTTCTTTCGCTCGATCGTCGTTTTCTCGGGATCGAGCGGCCAAATATTGACCGGATTGCCCGACGCCGTGCGCTCGATGAAACTCAACCCGCGACCGCCAGTCAACGCCGCTTCGAATTTCGCCTTGCGCCATTCGAAAGACGACATTTCATCATTCGGCGCATCGTGCAGAATCGAACTCAACCCACCGATCACGCGCGTGCGTTTCTCGCCGCGCCTCATAAACACATTGATCGGCAAGCCCGCCATCGTGCCCGCCAAGAAATTTACAGCTGTAAAAATCGCCGGAACGCCGAGCGCGCGTTCGATCGTGACCGTGACGCCGGTCGCCGTGCCAGTCGCGCCGAAACCGAGCATCGTCGCGATCCCCGATTCGAATACTTCACGCGGTGACATCGGACCATCGTCGGCCCGTTTGTTTGCGTTCGCTGCCATTAGCCCGCCAATCTATAGTTAGGGTCTAAGTCCCACGGCGTCGGCGCTTCTGGTGCCTCGGCGACGGACAGGATGCGCCCGAGCGCGGTCAACGTTGCCGACACGCCGTCGATCTTTGACGCCTTGTCGAGTTTTTCGAGCCGCATAAAGTCGCCGTTCTGACGACAAATTGCATTCGCAAACATCCAATATAAAACCGGATCGCCGTCGGTGATCATCAGATCATCAGCGACGACCCCGATCGCATGTTCGAACGGCGGCGTCATATTCATCGGCGTTTGCCGAAACTCGACGCACGGCAAACCCTGATTGCTCAATGATTGCCCGAGAGACGCCGCGCGCCACGGATCGAAATCGACCTCTTGAACGTCGAGGATCGTCGCGAACTCAATGATCGCGGCCTCGACTTGCGCGTCATTGATCCGCGCGCCTGAACACATTTCGAGGCGCTTGTGACCATCTGGACCGTCGAGACGCGACCAGCCTTCAAGGTTTGAATTCCCCGGCGCTTGAATTTGCATTTCGGTCGCGAAGTGCCGCGCCTTGAGAATGTAACCGTCGCCCTCGGGTATCGTCGCGACGACCGATGTCAGATCGTTCGTCAACGACAGATCGACACCTATCCAAGCCTCGCGCCCTTGCAGATCACCGAGCAACAGCGCGGGCGCTTGCGCCCTTGTCAGTGCATCGAGATCGAACGCCGCCGCGCCGATCGACGTCCAGCGGTTCAAGTGCTTGCGCAGAAATTCGCCCATCTGGACGGGATTCGCTTGCGCGGTTTTCCATTCGTCGGCGATGTACGTTTCGCTTTTGGCGGTGCCGAGCGCCGGATTCGCTTTGCGCCACGTTGCCGGATCACCGGCATCGTCACCAGCATCGGCCCCGTAAATGATCCCGAAAAATGAATCATCGACGCGAACGCCGCCGACGACATCAGCCGTATATCGATGCACGTCGTAACAGATGCCGCCGACATTTGAACCGGCTGTCGTGATCGAGATCAGAAGCGGTTGCGATCGAGCGCCGAGCGCCGACGACATCGAATTGTAAACGTCTGGTTTCTCGTGTTCGTGCAATTCGTCGATGATCGCAAGGTGCGGATTCTTGCCGTCTTTCGACTTGGTTTGCGAGGCGATCGGCTGAAAAACCGCCGCGCCATCGCGTGACAACAAGAGTTTGTGTTGCTGGATTTCGAACCCGAGCGCGGCGGCAAGCGATTGCACGCCGAACTTTGTCTCGACCGTTCCATTCATCGCCATCAGGCGAGCGACATCGAACACGATCCGCGCTTGGTGCGTCGAGGCGGCGGCGCTGTAGACCTTCGCACCGGCCTCGCCGTCAACGCTTAGGAAGTAAAGCCCGACGGCGGCGAGCAATGTCGATTTGCCGTTCTTGCGCGGAACCTCAACATAGGCCCGCCGGAACCGACGCAAGCCGGTTTCGTAATGCCGCCAACCGTTGATCGACGCCAGTATGAACACTTGCCAGTCGTCGAGGATTAGTTTCGCACCGGCCCCGGCTAGATCGCCCTCGACGTGCGGCAACGCTTCGACGAATGCGCAGATGTGCGCGACCGCGACCGGATCAAACCGATACTTGAATTTCGGATCGGTTTCGACCCGCGCCAGATCGTCGAGGTGTCGTTGCGCCGCTTGGATCGTGAGACGGCACGCCGGAATTTCACCGCCGACGACTTGGCGCGCGTAGCGGTTCGCCCGATCGAGGTATGTGATCGAGGCGGTCACTGCTTAACCCTCTTGAGCGGCTGAAACGGCGTCACGTTGTCGTCGCCACCATCATCGCCGCCAGTGTTCGCGAGCGTATCGAGGAAGCTGGTTTGCGCGGTGTCGTTAACGCGAGCGCGGCGGTACGGCGTGCCGATCAATTCGCGCTCGAATTCGAGGCATTGTTTGCCGTGATAGGCGAGCATCTGTTCGTTGCCCGTCATGTATTCCGCAGACTTGCGGCCCTTGGCCCTGCGCTTCATCACTTGCGCATTGATGGCATCCCATTGCGCGCGGTGATGCGCGTATCTGATCACCAATTGCCACACGATCTCGTCGATCGCCCGATCGCGGATCAAGCACGCGAGAACCTGATCGCAATACATGCGCTCGACTTCCCCGAATTGATCGGGAATCGGCGACAGACCGTTGCGGATGGCATCAAGACGCATGAAATCAGGGATCGAAAACCGACCCCCCCCTCTAAAATGGCGCGTGAAAAAATGTCAGGTGCCCGCTGGTGTCCGGCGGGCGGGGTTTTAGGGACGGACCCGCCCCCCGGTGCTATGTTTTGGGCTTGCCCGACTTGGGGAGAGTGAACCCAACGTCGGTTCGATCGGCTCGGGCTTCCTCGCGTTGCTTGGTTCCCGAGTGACACGACCAGCAAAGCGACTGCAATGCGCCATGCCAGAACCGCTCGAAGTCTTCGCGGTGCGGCTCGATGTGATCGGCTAGTTCAGCGAGTGTCGTGCGACCTTCGCGTTCGCAGTAACAACACAGCGGCTCGCGGCTTAGCTGGTCGTCTCGCTTGCGCTTCCATCGTGCCCAATTGTACCAGCGGCGCGACGGCTTGCCCTTGCGTGCCTGATCAGCCCGCCGACGGCTTGCCGTCTTGTGCGGCGATGTGTGAGCGGCGCAGCGGCTTATGCCAACCGGAACCAAAACCCCACACCCGCCAGCCGCGCACGGCTTCATCATCAGATCAGCGACCCTTGCTTGTGGCAATCGGGCGCGTGGTGCGTCCATTCACCGGCGATCCGCTCGACCTTCCATCCTTGCGACTTCGCGTTGTCGATCATGGCGCGGAACTCGTCAGACCGCCAAGGCGGACCAGAGACAGCACCACAGCCGCAATCACAGTGCAACTCGATTTGAGTGCCGAGGCGTTCGATCATTGATCTCTCATGGCTTCGCATTTGGCTCGCGAGGCGGTGCGTTGCACCAGTCGCGGCCCTTGATCAGATCGGCACGCTATGGTGCGGCCTTCTGGTCGAGCCGCCGGTGTCCCATCTTTCAGGGTCACTACGATCGCGGCCTCGACGACTCACCGTTACTCGAATGCTTACGCACGAGTCAACGCACTCGTTTCCCTTCCCAAGC